ACGAACAATCTTGCGGACGCTGACGCAATGTTTCGGACATTCGTGGGCCAACTGAAAGAAGCGGGCCATGCCATCGATCACGCCTCAATTACCTATGGGGGCGCTGAGGTATGCCCTGGTGCGGAAACCGCCCGGAAGTCCTATGAAGATGTTGGCCTGTGCCATGGGGCTCCGTTTGGCGGCGGCTTTTTCGGTGGCGAAATTGTGATTGAGGGTACGCGCTACGCCCTGATAGTTGCCCCGAAATCCGAAGGCGAAAAGATGGGCCTGGAATACAAGTCAAAAGACCGGGGCACTCCAGACGGCACTGACAGCGACGATAATGGGCTGGGCAACAGCGAGATCACTAACGATGCGAATCACCCGGCGGCTCAATTCTGCCGGTCTCTCCATATCGGAGGTCATGACGACTGGTATCTGCCATCGCGGGACGAACTGGCAATCCTGTGCCGAAACATCAGTCCCACAAGAAAAAACACTCCTGAACTATTCAAGAGCGACGGTCCCGAGGCATTTGAANNAGGACTACGAGTTTGGAGTCCGGGCGGTCCGCAGATTAAAAATTTAGCCATTTAACCATTTAAAGGAGAATCACCAGTGGCACTGGCATCGACACTTCCTATTTATCGCGTCACCTATGAACTATTGCAGGTTGTCACCCGCATCACTAGGGATATGCCCAGGGATTATAAACAATCGCTCGGCAACAAGGTGCGGGAGGAGTGTGTCGAGCTGGTGGTATTGATTTACCGGGCGAACTGCTCCCGCAATAAGCGCCCCCACCTGGAGGCATTGCAGGAACATCTGCAGGTAGTGATCTTGTTGCTCAGACTGTCGAAAGACATGCGTCTGATCAGCACGAAACAGTTTGCCCAAACCGTAGAACTAACCAACCAGATCGGCCGTCAGTCCTCCGGTTGGTTCAAGGCATCGTCGCCTGCTGCATAGCCGTCATGGCGGTTATGCCCGTGCGAATTAATCTGGTCGTGCCCCTGGGCAAAAGAGCCCACGGTCAGGCACCGGAAGCGAAACCCGCGGGAATTGTCCCCGCAAGGTCGCGGTGCAGTCTCATGGCGGATCGNNGTTCAACCTTCTGCCGTGCGACGTGAGCAGCACGACGCAACGCCCCTAACTCCAACAACGCATGGATCGTGAATTTCAACAATGGAAACCAGAACAACAACAATAAGAACAACGAGTTTGGAGTCCGCGCGGTCCGCAGATCATAGCGATACCGACGTGACGGTGGATGAGCTGCTGTGCGCCTACTACGACTGTCGTAGGCGCAAGCGCTCCACCGTCAACGCCTTGAAGTTCGAGACAAACCTGGAGCGCAATATCATGGCGCTCTATCATGAATTGATGGACGGTTCATATTGCCCCGGCACCTCCATCTGTTTCGTCGTAACCCGGCCCAAGCCTCGCGAAGTATGGGCCGCCGATTTTCGGGACCGGGTTGTGCATCATCTTCTCTACAACCGTATCGCGGACAGGTTCCATCACTCTTTCATTCCCGATAGCTGCGCCTGCATACCAGGGCGAGGTACGCTGTACGGCGCAAAACGGCTGGAGCACAAAATCAGGAGCATCACGCAAAACTGGGCGGTGCGAGCCTATTACCTGAAACTGGACTTGGCCAACTTCTTCGTCAGTATCGACAAAAACATCCTCCGGGGATTGCTGGCCCGGAAGATCAAAGAACCATGGGTCATGTGTCTGGCCGAAACCATCCTTTTTCACGATCCACGGGAAAATGTACGGATTAAGGGCTCACCGGAACTGTTTGCCCTGATCCCGCCACACAAGAGCCTTTTTAATCAACCGGCACACAGAGGCTTGCCCATTGGCAACCTGAGCAGCCAATTCTTTGCCAATGTCTATCTCGATTCTCTCGACCAGTACATAAAACATCACATTAAAGCCCGGCATTACATCCGGTACGTTGACGACATGATTCTTCTGCACGAGTCGCAGCAGTGGTTGAATAATGCTGCTGCAGAAATCGGTGATTTCGTCTCGACCCGCCTCAGTCTGGCTCTTAATCCTCATAAAACCATCATCCAGCCTATCGAGCGAGGCGTTGATTTCGTTGGGCAGATCATAAAGCCGTGGCGGCGGGTGTTGCGACGGACCACGTTTGATAATGCGGTGGGCAGGCTGGATGAAAGAACCGGTGAGGATTTTATGCGCAGCGCCAACAGCTATCTCGGTCTACTGCGGCAATCGAATCACAGCCACACAGCACGTACGCGGCTAGCGAGGATTGCGCTGCGCAAGGGGCATTGTGTGGATTGGCGATTCAAAAAAGTATTCAGAAAAAGGAGAACCGAATAATGCCCGACTCACTCCCCTACGCCCTCATGGGCCAGCAAATCGGCGAACTGGTCCAGGAAAAACAGGCCGCCTACGGCGACAGCTTCGGCAAATCCGGCCAGGTATTGAAGATCCTCTACCCCAACGGCATCAGCCTCGACCAGATTGATGACGCCCTTTGTGTCGTCCGGATTGTTGACAAGCTCTTTCGTATCGCCACCGACCGCGACGCCCTCGGGGAATCCCCGTACCGCGATATTTCCGGTTACGCCATCCTTGGCGCATTCCGGGCGGAATTAGGGAAATAAGGAGATATTCAGATGAGAAAACGGCAGATAAAAAAGAACCTTAAAACATCGCAACGGCGCTCGTTCCCGCCATTGGATTTCGGAGGCAACCGGCCTGTGACATGGCATTACCAGTTGGATGCCGTTAAAGGGCAAGAACTCCCGACCAATTCGGTAACGATCTTTTCCAGAGTAAGGCTGGAATATGACGAATCAAGAGAAAGCGGCTTCGAGAGATTCGCAACGGTAACTCTTACACGGGCTGAAATTGCTGAAATATTAAGGGTGCTGGAAAACGACATTGCAGACATGCGGCACTATTGCCCTGACCGGACGTTTATTTAGGAACACGCAAAAATGACAAACCTCGACCTCTTCAAACAAACGGAATGCGACCACCTCCCACTCAGCCAGCGTTATTTCGATGGCGACTGGTTGATCTGCAGCCGCTGTGGGAAGGTGCTGCGACATAAGGACATGACAAAATGACCCAGCACTACACCAGAAACACCACGGCGATTTTACAGTACTGCCCCACCTGCAGAAAAAACACCATGCATGCGGTATACGACCGCCGGGTCGGCCATTGCCTGGAAAATCACGTCAAGACTCCGGATAAGAAGCCGCAGCAAACGGTAAATAAAAATACCCAAGGGAATCTTTTTTAAATGACCGACCGATTCCAAAAACTCCTCGATGCCGTTTCCGCCCCTGACAAGGAAGAGCTTATGCTCGCCCAAAATGGCCGCACACAGGCCATGAAAGCCTATCAGGACAAGCCCGGCAAAGCCACCAAGGATGACTACGACGCCAGCCGGACCATGTACGAGGAAACAGTCGACCGTCTGTATGCCCGTTACTTTCCCCAGGAAACCTCGGCGCCGGACGGCGACCGCTTCAAAAACCGTATTCAGGCGCTCAACTGGCTACAAGCCCAGGGATATAAGGTGAGCCAGGGCAAGTTCTACGGCGACTGCAAGGACGGGTTCCCCGCCATCCACAAGGACGGCACTCTCAGCCGTTTTCAGGTCATGCAGTATGGCCAGCAGCTTGACGTCGAAAAACGATCCAATCCGGTCGACACACTTGAACGGGACCGTGACGAAGCCCGCAAGGTCAAGGCCGATGCCGATAAAGCCGAGATGCAGGCCGAAGAGATGCGACGCGAACAGGACCGAAAATGGATACTGCGCGAAAACGCCGATGCCCACGAAGCCGCGTTGATGGGCATATTGAAAGACACCTTCCGTCATCGGGTCTATCTCGATCACGCCCATCTGCTGCTCACTGCCGGTGGCGATCCGAACCGCGACAGTGAATTTGCCCTTGCCCTGCAGGGCTTTGTCGATGCGGCTTTCAACGAAGTGGCTGACGGGAAGCGGTTTGACGTGGAGTTTGAGGAAGGGGATTTTGAGGATGAGGAGTAAGGAGGGGTTATGAGACATTCACCGATCATGACTGCAAAAGTGAAAGTTGATTTCTATGCTGGCGAGAAGTGTGATGAACAGAGGAAGTTTTTCAATATCTACTGCGCTGGCGACAAACAAGATGATGATTGCCACGATGAACAGCTCATCGTCAGGCTCTCGGAATTACCGCCCGGAGCACAGGTGCTTGTCGAATATCCTTGTTGTCCTGATTGTGGATGGCCTCGGGAGGATGTTTTTGAACAGGGCAAAGGCACCATCATCGGTCATGCTGAGAAATGTCATTGCGGATTCGATTGGCTCAAGTGGGTAGAGACCCAATATGCTTGATGTTTAAAGATCAGCGGAGAAAACCATGCCACGATGCAAAAAACACAAAATCACATATCACATGTACGGGAATTGCCCGGAATGCCTGAAAGAACAGCCTTCCCCTGTATCTGTTGTCAATGAGCTGCTGCCCTGTCCATTTTGTGGCAAGTCCGATCAACTCCACTACATTAACGTGGATGTCGCGCGTCTCGCCTACATGCAATGCATGTTTTGCGGCGCAACTGGCGCTATGTGGAATATCACCCCTGGCACCGATCCAAAGGACCTCATCAATGAAGCGCAAGCACGAAGATGCTGGAATGTGAGATTGAAGGGCTAATAGTCTGCGAATAATGGGAGGGCAAAAATGAACAAAGCGAATGCAGCACTACTGGATTTGATGGAGCATGAGGAAAATCGGCCTCCGGCCGATTCGCTGGTTATATCCATCCGTCAACCGTGGGCATGGATGATAATCCATGCTGGAAAGGATATCGAGAATCGGAATTGGTTCACAAAGGTCCGTGGGCGTGTTCAGATCCATGCAGCCAATGGAATGACAGATAAAGAGTTTAACTGCGCTTGGGACTTAGCGGAGAGAATTGGCATTGAATATGTTTCCATTACAGAGCTTTCGCGTGGCGGCATCATTGGCAGCGTGGAAATAGTGGATTGTGTGACCAAGTCGGATTCCCCGTGGTTTTTTGGGCGATACGGCTTCGTACTTCGCGATCCGCAGCCGCTGCCATTTTACCAATGTCGCGGCAAACTCGGATTTTTCAGGATATAACAACAACCCATGAACCTCTTACCAGACCGAAAACTCCCCCTCCCCGCCTGGCTGCCCGAGCACCGCCGCCGTTCCCTCTCCGGACGGCGCGTCACCGTCACCATCAGTAAAGGCGTGCGCGCGCGGCTCAAAACCAAGGAGCGCATCCCGCCCAGCGAATGGAGTGAGAAATACCGCGTCATGGGCAGCGCCGAAAGCTTTGCCGGTCACTGGCGGCGCGACATCGCCCCCCATGCCGTCAAGGTCATGGACCTGTGGGCGCTCCCCTGGGTGCGCGAAGTGTGGTTCTGCGGCCCGGACCAAGCCAGCAAGACCAACTGCATGCTCTCCTGCCTCGGCTGGAGCATTGATCGCGATCCCGGCAACATCTTCTACACCGCCAGCGGAGAAGACCCGACCAAGAAGATCCTCTCCGAAAAGCTGATCCCCATGCTGCGCAACTCCCCGGTACTTGCCCGGCGGCTCTCGCCCAAGGCTGATCACACCGGTCTGGGCATGATCCGCTTAACCCACGGCGTCAACATCTATCCTGCCTGGGCCAACTCCCCGGCGGCCACGGCAACCTTCAGCGCCAAATACACCTTTAACGATGAGGTGGATAAATGGAACATGGTCGGCTCCGAAACCGATCCCATCAAGCGCATCCGTAAGCGCGCGAAAAACTTCCCGCTCACCCACAAGCATTTCTTTGCCAGCACTCCGGCAGGGAAATACATCTACAAGGAAATGACGGCTTGCCGTCAGGTGTGGGAATACGCCGGTCGCTGTCCCGACTGCGGTGAACTGGTCGTCATGAACGAAGAGCACTTCACCATTCCGACGGACGCCAGCCGCGAGAGCATAGAGGCGGATCCCACAGCCATCGAATATGCCTGCAACCACTGCGGCTCCCTGTGGAACGAAACCAAGCGCCTCGCCGCCTACCGGACTGGTGACTGGCTCTGCGTCAAGGGCGCCGACGTCGCCCGCCCGTCCAAAGTCGGCGTACATCTTTCCGGCTTTATCACCCCGGATATGGTAATGGCCGACATCGCCATCACCATTGTTGCTGCCCGTTCCGGAGACCTCGCGGCCAAGCGCGACTTGGCGCATGGGGTTAAGGCAGTGGAC